AGGTTTGGATTTCCATCAGACAATACGTTTATTATTGATACAGATGGAAACGAAAGATTAAGAATCGATTCTAGTGGTAATGTTGGTATAGGGACAAACAGTCCAGGGGCGCCTTTACACATAGAATGCAGAGATACTTCGACTCATTACGAAAATGGTTTATTAGTAAAACAGGATAGTTCGTCTCACCCCACCGTAATAGGTATGCGAACGAGTAGCACGTCCCAAGACCCATTTATTTCGTTTATGATTGATAGTAATACAACTGGTTGGTCTTATGGTGTGGATGCTTCCGATACTAATAAAATGAAATGGGCGTATGACCCGAGTGATTTATCAACTAGTACAAAACTGACATTGACGAATGATGGAAAGCTGGGTATTGGGACAACAAGTCCAAGTTACAAATTAGACGTTCAAGGTGATACGAATATAACAGGTAATTTCTATATAGGCGGTAGCGCGGGTTCAAATGGGCAAGTACTTACATCGAGTGGTGGTGGAGGAAGTGGAATGACGTGGACAACCCCAGTTTCATTTAGTGGTGAAATTGCTGATTATATTGAACATACAAATGATTCAGATACAATGTTTGGGTTTCCAGCAAATGACGAGTTTACTATTAAAACATCTGGATATCAAAGAATAACGGTCAAAAGCGATGGTAAGGTAGGTATTATTCAAACCTCTCCAAATTACACATTAGACGTTTATGGTAGTGTGAACTTTACAGCTACTTTGAGTGTAGGTGGTCAACACGGGACATCTGGACAGGTACTTACATCGGCTGGTGGGAACGCGCCAACTTGGACATCACTCACTGATGATATTGACGATTATATTCAACATGTAAATAATACAACTACAAGGTTTGGATTTCCATCAGACAATACGTTTATTATTGATACAGATGGAATCGAAAGATTAAGAATCGATTCTAGTGGTAATGTTGGTATAGGAACAACAAGTCCAAGTTACCCATTACACGTTGTGGGTAATGCGAACATAACAGGTGGTTTACGTGCAAATGGTTCTACGGGTTCAAATGGACAAGTACTTACATCGAGTGGTGGGGGTGCAATGACATGGTCAACAATAAGTTCGGGTGCTTGGACAACGTCGGGGTCAGATGTTTATAGAAGCTCGGGTAATGTTGGTATAGGGACAACATCACCGGGTGCCCCCTTAGAAATCGAGTGTGCAGATAGTACATCTGGGTCTAATGGTTTATTAGTGAAACAGGATAGTTCGTCTTACCCCGCTAGATTAACTATCGAAACGAGTAGCAGTTCCCAAGACCCTTTTATGACGTTTCAGTATAGTGGCTTATCTCCTACTGGTTGGTCTTATGGTATGGATAGTTCCGATAGTGGAAAACTGAAATGGGCGTATAGCACGAGTGACGTATCAAGTAGTACACGCATGACTTTGATGAATGATGGAAAGTTGGGTATAGGAACAACGAGTCCAAGTTACAAATTAGACGTTTCGGGTGATATAAACTTAACGGGTAGTTTAAGAATTAACGGAACCGCACAAACGTTTGGTGGGAGTGCTTGGTCAACGTCGGGGTCAAATGTTTATAGAAGCTCGGGTAATGTTGGTATAGGGACATCGAGTCCAGGTGAGAAATTACAAGTACAAAATGGTCATATATTAATGACCGGTACCTGGTCATCCGGTAGTAATTACAGATTGATGGGTTACAATAATTCTAAACAAATTCAGTTCAATTATGATGATGGTACGTGGATTAGTGATAACAATTCTATAAGATTTGGGGTCGGTGGGAGTCAGGATGGGAATGATCTGTACTCAGAAAGAATGCGAATCACGAGTGGGGGTGATGTCGGTATAGGAACAACAAGTCCAAGTTACCCATTACACGTTGTGGGTAATGCGAACATAACAGGTGGTTTACGTGCAAATGGTTCTGCGGGTTCGAGTGGACAAGTACTTACATCGAGTGGTGGGGGTGCGATGTCATGGACAACGGTAAGTGGTGGTTCGAGTGCTTGGTCAACGTCGGGGTCAAATGTTTATAGAAGCTCGGGTAATGTTGGTATAGGAACATCGAGTCCAGGAGCACCTTTAGATGTAAGAGCATCTGGTGGTAGTAACCCAGGGGATAATGGTCTCATTGTGTACAATAGTTCTAATAGCTCGGGACAGGATGCTATAGCCACACTCCGAGTAGGTGGTAGTAGCGCCGGAGATGCTTATTTGGCATTTGATGTTGAAAATGAAGCCGGTTGGTCATTTGGTATGGATAACAGTGATAGTAATAAACTGAAATGGTCCTCACAGTGGAATTCATTGTCGGGTAGTACAAAAATGACTTTGACGACGAGTGGTTATTTCGGTATAGGAACAACAAGTCCAAGTTACCCATTACACGTTATAGGTCATGCGAACATAACAGGTGGTTTACGTGCAAATGGTTCTTCGGGTTCGAGTGGACAAGTACTTACATCGAGTGGTGGGGGTGCGATGTCATGGACAACGGTAAGTGGTGGTGGTTCGAGTGCTTGGACAACGTCGGGGTCAGATGTTTATAGAAGCTCAGGTAAGGTTGGTATAGGAACATCATCACCATCAAGGTATTTGGATGTGGATGGATCAGTCAGTGCCACAAATGGTGGTATACTGATTCGAAACGGTGATACTAATACTGCGACGAATAATTGCCCACAATTAACGTTTGGTTGGAACGGAAACGATCAGTATAGGCATTTCATACGAACGAGACACAATGCTGGCACTTACGCGTCCGATAACTCGATTGATTTTTACGTATGTGATGGTACATCAAATAACTCACTCACATCCGGTGTTACTCATAACCTTACGCTAGAATCTGGTAATGTTGGTATAGGGACAGAAAATCCAAGTTACAAATTACACGTTGTGGGTAATGCGAACATAACAGGTGGTTTATATGCAAATGGTTCTTCGGGTCAGAGTGGACAAGTACTTACATCGAGTGGTGGGGGTACAATGTATTGGTCAACAAGCAGTGGTTTTAGTGGCGACATTGCTGATTATATTACACACACAGGTGATACAAATACAAAGTTTGGGTTTCCAGGTACCGATACATGGGAATTACAAACATCTGGTACAGTAAGATTACATGTTGATTCAAGTGGTGAAGTAACAGTAGGCAGTGATACTGATATAGGTACGGGACATAGAATGACCGTCGTTGGTGGTTCAACTTCAAGCGATAGTAGTTACGCAGATTTAGTCGTAACAAATATGAGCGAACACAATAACGCGAGAATACTTTTAGGTACACCACATCAAACCACCTCAAGTTCTGCTTTTAAAGCAGCTATAATAGCCGATGGTGCTGGTACTTATAGTCGGTCTGATTTACACTTTTGTTTGGAAAATTCAACTGATAATGCGGCGAATGCAGATCTAACAGACTCTAAAATGGTAATAAAATATGATACGGGGAACGTGGGTATAGGGACAACGAGTCCAGCTCATAAATTCCATGTTGTGGGTGATATATACGCATCTGGAAATGTTACTGCATATTCCGATGCGAGAGATAAGAAAAATCTTAAAACTATAGAAGACCCAGTTTCTAAAATAGAAAAAATAAATGGGTACACGTATGAAAAAGATGGTATAGCATACACAGGTTTAGTTGCTCAGGAATTACTCGAAGTGTTACCAGAAGCTGTATCTGGTTCAGAAAAATCAGGGTATGGTATAGCGTATGGGAACATTGCAGGTATATTTGTAGAAGCTATAAAAGAACTTAACTCTAAAATAAAAGCACTTGAAAATAAATTAAGTCAAATCGTCTAAAAGTTTAAATAATTATAATTATAATTTATAAAGTATATAATAATGGGTATAATAATTACAGGATCTGAAAGTTTAAATAACGGTGTAGTCTTATCTGAATATTACATTGGGTTACGAAAAAATAGTAATGGAAAAGTCAATATTCATGTGGATACCTATCCTTCAGACTCGAACTCAAACACATGTACATTAACATCTTATTTCGATTACCATATCAGTAAAGATGCAAAAACACAGGGGAAAACTTCGATAAACTCTCATCTCGTCACTGCAGATGTTATTGATTTAGAAACATCAAACACGAGTATGATATCACATTTATACACTGAACTTAAAAAACATCATACAAATTTCACGGATGATATATAAAAAAATAAAACCTTACTATAATATAAAATATGTCTGGAGGTATAGCCCAACTCGTTGCAATCGGTGCCCAAGATGCGCACCTCGTCGGTCAACCCGAAGTTTCCTTTTTTAGATCTAACTATAAACGTCACACAAACTTTGCCCAAACTGTCGAAAGACAAACTATCCAGGGCAACCCCGCTACCGGTGGTATGTCTACCATCAGGTTCGAGCGTAAAGGTGATATGCTCGGCTACGTCTATCTCGCCAATAGATCAGGTGATCTTACGGATTGGACCGCGGATGTTTCCAAGGTTGAACTTTTGATCGGTGGTCAAGTCATCGACACACAAGATGGTGCTTTTATTAATACTCTCGCACCAGTTTCTATGAATCAATCGTATTCGAAATCGACGTGGGCACTCGCGGCTGATAAGTTTTACCCACTCAGGTTTTCGTTTTGCGAAAACGCCCAATCCGCACTCCCATTGGTCGCGCTCCAATACCACGATGTTGAATTGAGAATTACGTGGGGAACATTAGCAAGCGGTAAAGAAGACTTGGAAGTGTACGCCCAATTCATCCACCTCGATACGGATGAACGTACAACCTTGTCCTCTACGCCACAAAACATGATCGTCACACAAACACAAAAGGCCATTGCATCCAATGGTAAAGTCCAAGAACTTAACTTTAACCACCCAATGAAGTATTTGATTGCAAAAAAATCAACCAACTTTGACGGTGTTACCACTAACCTTACCAAACTCAAACTCCAAATCAATGGTACAGATGTTACAGATGCCCAAAATTACGAACCACACTTCTCCACGGCTCCAATCTACTACCATACTCAATCGTCCACGGTTGACGCTGGTACCTTGTTGGTTCCATTCTGTCTCGACACAACGAAGATTCAACCAACGGGTTCGCTCAATTTCAGTAGACTCGATTCCGCGAGACTCGTTTCTGACAATTTGCCCTTTACAGAAGACATCTACGGTATTAACTACAACATCCTCCGTATCGAAAACGGTATGGGTGGTTTGATGTACTCGAACTAATTTAATTTAGCCACTTATTATAAATGTTCTGGCAATTAGTTTTTTTACTAGCTTTCATTTTTATTATTACATACGATCCTAAATCCGGAACTTTGAATCATCTCATCGACTCTAAACACGAACAACCCGTACAAAATGCGGAGTGTAAAGATGGCCATTACCAGGAGATTCAATTTGCTCAACAGGGATACGAGTGTCCAAAAGAAAACAATGTACACATGGGTGCGATTATACGAACTTAAAAACATGAAGTTTTAGTTTAGTATACTTACTATGTTTACGTTCGATCGTGAAACTGCCATAATTGTTGCTATTATAATGTGTATCGCAGCGTCTATTTATATGTATAAAGAGCTCAAAATGACCAGGGAAGAAATGGAAAGTGTTAAGGGAATGAATGGTAAAATATCTTCATTTTTGTCCCAAATAACACCTGTCAGAATCCCAGGACCAGCCCAAAAAAATGAACAATGTTTTAAAAAAGATACGACAAAAGAAACCCAAGTCGACGAAGATTTTGAAGAAAATCAAGATAGCGAAGAAGAATCTTCAGAATAATCATCTCGCTCAATTATAACTTGCAATCGCGCAATGAAAAAGTACAAGGCTATAGCTATACCCGTAACATTTACGGGTCATAAACCGAAGTTCCTCACTGTCCGAGACCGACGATTCAAAGATTGGATTTTCGTTACCGGAGGGTGCAGAAGAAAAGAAATACCTAATCCTATTAGGTGTGCCTTACGAGAATTAGATGAGGAAACGAGAGGGGTCGTAAATCTAAAAAAAGGTGAATATACAGACTTCAAGTTTGTAGTAAAAGAAAGTCCAGATGTGGAATTAGAATATAACGTGTTCATATTTTTCGTAAATTATACACAACAAGAACAAAACGAACTCATTAAGAAGTTTAACGACGAAAAACAAAAAACAAATTTAAAAAAAATACAAAAATTACCCATTAAAAGAACCCATGATGAAAACGATTTCATGAATTTTGAAACCTTATCAGAATTTAACACGAAAAAACAGTGGGATCGTATAGTTAAAAACGTACTCAATAACCCAGAATTTTACGCGTGTGTAACTTCTGTTAATAGAAAAACCTTCTCTATTAAATAATGAAGTCCAAATCTTATATACTATCTCAAATACAGGAATTACTCGTCGAAAGACACGGGTATACACAGGATAAAGCAGAAAGGTACGCAGAATTACACAAAGACGATAAAGTTTATGAACTTCTCGTTTTGAAAAAATCTTTATCAGAACAGGAACAGTATCCAGAAATCTCGTTTAGAAAAACACTTTGGCGTCATCACTACGATAGTGAATGAATATAAAAAAATAAAACCAATACCTTATAAGTATATACCATGTTTAAACAATGGTGTAGAGAACAGGGGTTCTTAAACAACTCCAATGTATCACATGTGCTCATGGACGGTGGTGTCCTTTCCGTGCCATTTGATAGATTGAATGATTTTTATGAAAAATGTGTAGAAGTATATAATTTAGGTGAAAAGATTTTTGTTGTTGAACAGAAAACAGAAAATTATAACTTTTTTATAGATCTCGATTATAAAGATGAAACTGAATTAACCGTTAATCAGATAGAAAGTATATGTAAAATTATTTGTGATAAAGTTAGCAAGTTTAAAGGTGCAGGAAATGCCTTAATATCTATAGCAGAACCAAAACAAGCTTCGCATAATTTAATTAAAACAGGTATTCATATAAACTGGGAAGGTTTTATAGTAAATAGATCTTCAGCAATAGCTATACGAGAACACGTCATAGATACTCTAAATTTAGTATACGGTTCAGTAAAATGGGAAGACGTTGTTGATTCGGCCGTATATGGCAGTTCCGATAGAAAAACAAAAGGAAGTGGTTTTCGTATGCCTTTTTCACATAAACGTGCTAAACATGAAAAGTGTTCTGGTCAAGGGTGTAAAGAATGTAATAACACAGGGAAAGTTGTTCAAGGTGAATACTTACCGTATTTCATTTATAAAGGTGGTAAAGGTCCTTTCACTTTACTCGAAACTATATTACCACACCCAGATGTTAAACTTTTGCACATGGCAACTATACGTAGCCAAAGTACAGAACCAAATATTATAGAAGGAAAAACGGTCTTTCAAACAAATGAAGAATCTTTTACACAAATGGATATAAAAAACGAATTCAAAGACCAGGAAGTTATGTGTCTTTTACAAAACTTTATAAACAAACACCTCGAAGGGCAAACAACTTCGCGTATCACGAAAATGTTTGAATGTAATAATCAGTTTCTAGTTTCAACAAATTCTTTCTATTGTGAAAATAAAAAATGTAACCATAATTCTAATCACGTATGGTTCCATATATTGGGAGAAACAATTGCACAGAAGTGTTTTTCGACTACTGACATAATGAGACATTATGGATTTTGTAAAGATTTTACAGGTAAAAGACATCAATTACCACCTAAAATTGTAGATATTTTATACAAAGATGGTACCGTTAAGAAATATGTATCACCTAATAAATCTTTTTTCAAAAAGAAAAGTGATAACGAAAACACTCATATAGATAGTAGCATAAATACTATACTCCTAGAGTTTATAAATAAACATATGACAAAAAATGACGTTACATTTAATGTAAAAAGTATAGAATTAAGTA